GAGTTCGAGCGTGCCGTCCTTGAGCAGCCGGTCGATCTGCTCCTGGGTCAGTTTCACCTGGATGCCCTTCGCCTGTGTCGCCGGCGTGTGCGGTTGAGTCTGAGCACCCTCGGCCTGCTGTCCCTGCGCAGATTGCTGTGCGCCTGCGGCGGACTGGCCTGTCTGCGCGACCTGCCCGCCGGGTCCCGACTGCGTCTGCGCTGGGGGCTGGCCCGCTTGCCCGGCGCTTGCCGACTGGGCGGCGTTAGCGCCCTGTGCAGCCTGCCCCGAGCCGGCTTGCCCTGAGCTTGCCGACTGGGCCTCGGCCTGGCTCTGGCTGCCAGTTCCCTGCTGTCCCTGCTGGTTCTCAGTTCCTTCGCTCATGGTCTCCCTCCGGTTTAACGCCCCGCGGCGGGTCTGCCGGATATCGCTCCGGCGGGCGGTTATGTCATGAGGGCCGTCAGTCAGCGCTCATGCCTTCCGGCGGCGACTCCTCCATCGCGCGGTAGTGTTTCCGAACATGCGCCAGCGCTGCCACCCGCGCCGAGCGAGGCCACTTCACTCCGCCCCGCGCGCCCGACAGTGCGGCCGCCAGCGCATGCACGCCGTTGCGGTTCACCACCAAGGTGTCGCCCTGGAGTTCATGATGCGGGCCGCCCCACTCGCTGCGATTCTCCAGGTCGGGCACATAGGCGAATGCCTCCCGAATCACGGCCGCGTCGCCGTTCTCAGCGAGCCGCCGCGCCAGGGTCGCCTTGTCCACGTCCCCCCACGCCCTGTCCGAAACTGTCGAGTTGTCTATCCGAATCGGCATCTCCGGCACTCCTGAAAAAGCAAAGAGGCGGGCTTTCTCTGAGCCACCTGGGGCTACCAGGCACAGCTCTCAGAAAGCCCGCCTCTCGTTATCGAGTCGGCGGTATGTTATTCAGTTGGCTCTATTCTACCGGACCCGGGCCAGATGTCAATACCCTTTGCGCGGCCGGTGTTCCCGGCGTGGCGGCCGGCCCGCCCCGGGTGAGCGGCCTGCTATCCGCCTTGATCTGACCCAAGGGACTTGTCAAGCCTCGCCGGCGCCCTCTGCCATGACAAGCATCTCCTCCAAGCGCATCAGTTGGGCGCGCTCCAGGCCGCCTCGGGCCTGGCGGAGATAGCGCCGGAGGGTGCGCCAGGCCTGCGGCGTGCCAGCGGCCCGCAGAATCGCGGCGCTCGCCTCTTCCATGAAGCCGGGCCGGAGGCGGTGCCCTTTCCTCCTTCCACGCAGTAGTTCGTCGATGAAATCGGACATGCTTACGGCCTCGCTTGCTGTAGTGCCAGGGCCTCTTCAGCGAAATTCACCACCACTTTGTGGTCTGGCGACTGACCTACGATGGCTTCGATCTCTACTGCCGTTCTCAGCCCGTGCCTGGTCTGTCCGTAATAACTCTCCATGCGCCTCGATAGCTCCCAGAGTCGCTGGTCGCGGGGCGTGCGGTAGGCCAGGTCCAGGTAGAGCTTCGGGTCAATTCCTCGCATCGGCTCAGACGCGGAGCGCCCGGCATAAGGCCCGCCAAGCGCCTTCGCCAGGGCCTGCTGATAGTCGCTATAGCTCGGCATGCCGGCAAAGTCGCGCTTGTCCAGGCCTGAAGGGAACCCCATGATGCGCTCGAAGAGCTGCGGGGCCATCTCATCTGCGGCGGCGCTCGTCAGGCCCTCTTCTATCCATCGCTGCGCCGCCGTCGCGTACTCGTGGGTCTTGATTGCCCCGTCGACTCCCATCGCGTGCGTTGCTTCGTGCACCAGGGTGTTGAAGGAAGAGGTCATTTCCATCTTCTGGCCCCGAGTCAGTTTCTCCCAGGAGGCGGCGTCATGTTTGAGCATCGCGTCGATACGATTCCTTGCCTCCGAGCCGATGCTGATGGCGCAGTCCCAATCCTTGTGCCCGCCAAAGGCGCCTCGACCGGTGCGCAAGTCTCCATTGTATCCGTGTTTCGCGCCCACCATCTCAGACAGCTCATCACAGGTGCGCCGTGTGAGTTCCAGGTCAGTCTTGGGCTTCGGGAGCTTGGGCGGAGCGACGACGGGCTGCGCAGCGGCCACGGCCTGCCCGGTGCGCTTGCCGCGCTCCGCCACGCCGAAAAAAGCCGGCCCGCTGATTGCGCGTTGCCCGGTAATATCGCGGGCAAGCTCCGTCAGTGAGCGGTAGACCTGGCCGTTGGCGAGCACCCTGCCTCCCTGGAGAACCTCGGCCACATACTCGCGGCCCTTGTAGGTGCGCCGCAGGACTGTCCCAGGTTCCAGAGCGCGTAGTTCTGGTTCAGGGATCGGCGCGCGGCCGGGTCTCGGGCGCCCTCGCGCCGCAACAACTCCGGCGCGAGCCGCTCGTGCAAGGCCCCGCTTTCCCGCGGCCCGGGCCACGCCAGGAAACTCCTTGCGGAAACGCCGCTGGAGTTCGGCAGGAGACTTGTTTAGCAGATCGGAGGAGATGATGCCACGCTTCTTCTCCTCTTCGGTCGCCAAGCGCTCAACGAAAGGCGTAAGCACGTGGACACACCGCGGGTGAAAAGGCGGCCCCCCGTTGATGGCCGAGATCGGCGGGTAGACTGGATGCGGGCCATTCAGCGAGACGATGGCGTTCTCATAGTAGCGGCAGAAGTCTTCGGCGTTATGGGCCGAGACCTGGGCGAGCGTAATGCCGTGCTCTCGCAGTCGGTTGATCGTTCCCTGGGTCATCGCCTCCCTGGTGGTGGTGCGCGCCACCATCTCGGCATAGCGGTCGAGCGGCCACTCCCGGCCCAGGCGATCCACGAAAACCGGTCTGCCCGCCGCTGGCAGCCGCTGCTCCAACTCCCGGCTCACCTCGATGCGAGCGCGGCCGGCCGCGATCCCCCTGGCAACAACCAGCATTCCCTCCCGTCGGAAGACGTCATCCACGCGCCTGCCGATCTGGGCCAGCGCCGCATTGGTGGTCTGCAGCATGGACTCCGTGATTGCCTGTACCGCCTCGCGGTGCACCTGGGAGAACACATCCCTCTCACGGCGACCTGTTATTGTCCTGTCTCGGCGGCGCAGGTTGATTCCCGCGCGGCGAATGTTGCGGATGCCTTCATCGGCGAACTCAAGCCCGACGTCGTAGGCGCGCGGGATGTTGAACTCCATCCACGCGGCGGCCTCGTCTCCGAGATCGGCGAGGATCACCTGATACTGGCGCAGCAGCGCCGCGGCTCGCCCCCGCTGTCCGGCGAGAGCGGCAGCGTCGGCCAGCACATCCATCATGTCCGCCGCCGCATCGCGGTAGAGGGCGGCCAGCGAGTCTATCTCCCCGGTGAATGCCCGCCGAAATTCCTCAATGCTGCGGCGACCGATCGGCGCAGGCACGCTTCAACACTCCTCACAGCAGGCTCCGACACTGGGCAGACGGCTCCAAAACCCGACTGCGCGCGGCACATGTCGGATCGCACAGATCCGCCACATACGTCTCACCGCTCTGCCCCAGCCTCTGGCTGCTCCTCGGTGCGGGCTTCCTGCCCCTTGCGACCGCCGGCCCCGGTGAGCGCGATTACCTGCCCGGTCTCCTCGGCGATACGCGCCATTTCGGCCTCCACCGCGTCTGGCCCATCCAGCCGCCGCACCGAGGATTCGACCGAGGTATTGCCTGCCGCTAGGCGCTGAGTCTCGATCTCCACCATCTCGGCCATGTCCTCCGGCAGCCCGTCCGCCCACTGGATGGTTGGTTCGGCTGGCTCGTACTCGCCGGAGCCGTGGGTGACATCGAGAATCTGAGCGGTCAGCAGCGCGGCCCTGAGCGCCGTGTCGTAATAGAGCCGCTTGCGGTTGACCTTTGCCAGAGTGCGGAGCAGGCGCAGCCGAAGCGCCCGGCCGCTCTCGGCCACTCCGAACTTGTCCAGACCGAAAGCGGAGGGCGCGGTCTCGGACAGCATGAAGAGCAGGTCGAGCAGTTTGTCGAACTGGGTGAAGGCCGCCGTCAGGTGCGCGTCCCAGGTGATGTAGGAGGGCGGCTGGTCACCCGGCCCCAGTTCGATGGTCTCCATGCGGTCAAACCGAATCTTGCCGTCCTCGTCAACGAACCCCGGCGGCACTACGATCTTCGGAGCCACGTGCTTATCCAGGACTTCATCAATCTGGGAGACGCGGTTGTTCAGAGACTCGAAGAGCGACTCCAACCCCTCGTAGTCCGAGATTCCCCAGAAGCGGGAGCCGTAGCGGAAGTTGGGGACGTGGAAGATCGGGATGTGATCCAGGCCGGTCTGTTCCTCTTTGGGCAGGTCCTGGTAGGCCTCGAGCGTCCTCAGGGGAATCTGCTGGAGCGCCTTGCCGCCAATCGTGATCGTGCCAACCTGACTGCCAGCCACAGACAGGGTCGAGACACTGCCAAGGTCGAAGAGCTGGTGACGGATCACACCCGGCTCGTGCACCTCGGCACGCAGATAGGCACGCTTCGTGTCCTTCGGATCGCGCTTCACCCAGGCCAGGGTCACCCGCAGCACACGCCGCACATCATCGTCATCCAGCTCGGGGAAGTAGATGCTGGCGGGGACCTCCTCGACAATCGCCTCGGGTTGCTCCGCTGTTGGAGTCCGCTTCCCCCAGCGCACCTTGTAGACCGCATCGCCACGGAACGAGTTGGAGAGAGCAGATTCGTAGTTGACTGCATGGAGGTTATTGCGGGCGACGATACCGGCCAGCGCTTCCTGCGCCTTCTCATCCTCCTGTGTCGCCAGGAAGTCTGGCTGCTCCCCGAAAAGCAGGTCAGCGGAAAGCCGCGAGATCAGCCCCGCGAAGTTGGCGACGATGTAGCGCCTCATCTGGTAGGGCTGCGGCACTACCGCGAAGACCAGCTTGTGCTGCCCCAGGAAGAGCCGTTCATATCGCTGGTAGGCGGCGATCCGCTCCTGGTGCCCCTTGGGCGGATATGTGCTCAGATCAAGTGCCACTTCCCGTCTCCTTCCCTCTGACAAAGCAAAGGCGAGCCGAGGCCCTACGAAGGAACCTGCGGCTCGCCTCCGGTTATCCGGTCGCCGAGCGTCTATTCGATTGTCAGCATTCTATGCCCGAGGTGCGCCCGCGTCAACGCTGTCCAGTCCCGGACTGCGCCATGGCTTGTTTCGCTGAATCGCCAGTTTCACCGTCACGGTGAAACTCCGCGATACACCGAAACACTGAAACTCATCGAGCCAGCTTGATCTTCTTCACCGCCGCCTCCGACAGACGCAGCCGCACCAGGTCCGGCTCGCCCGCGTGAACGTCGAGTTCTTCGATGGTGCAGTAGGGGTTCTCGGCGAAGAAGTCCAGCAGCGCCGCCTGGGAAGCGGAGACGACTCGCAGCTCGCAGCCGGCGGGCAGCTTGACTGGCAACTCGTCACCGAGTTGAAGCAGGGCCTCTCCCAAAGACTTGAGACTCGTGGCTGGCGCTTTCAACGTTTGCATTGCCTCTTCCCTACCACCCCGCCGGCCGTTGTGTAGTGCCGCGAGACACGCCCCGCTTGCGCGCTTGCCAGGCGATTCCGGCCGCCATCACCCGGTCATCGTGCTTGCCCTCCTGCGCCTCCTGACTTCCGCTATCCGTAGTGACAAAGGTCAGGCATTCATCCACCAGGTCAGGCGAGTGAATCAGCAGATGGCCGCCCGCGATCGCCGCTGCCAGGTCATCAACCAGGATGGGCTTGGTGGCCTGGTCGGTGGGCCAACCGAGCATGGGCTTCCCTCTACCAGTCTGGTCATAGCGCACATGGTAGTAAAGCCGCGGGTAGCGGCAGACGTTTCGCAGCGTGTTGAGCGTCGAGTGCCCGTGGTTGTTGCGCTCCACCGCGAGCGTTGCCAGGTTGTAGAAGTGTCCCAG